TGCTTTATGATATGCATCAGCTTGCTGTGCTTCCCAACTAGTCATTAATACGTTTTCACCAATGAATTTCTCCATAAATGGTTTATTGTCATTACGAGAAATACCACAATTCGGAAGACGAGCATATACTCTATTATCTGAAGAATTACGACCTAACAGCTTCAATTGGATATTATGTTCTTCTGTTGGTTTAATTGGTTTTTCCAATAAATTCTTAGCAACATTAATAAATTGTTCAAATGTCTTAATTTTACCACTAGTTGCTGTAGCCTTAAGCTTTTCAAAACCAGTAGGATTATATGCTGCAACAATTTGGGCTACTACTTGCTGACTTCTCTCAAAATCAGAAGGTAATTCATATTCATGACCATTAGCATTAGTCATTTTTCTACGTTTAATACCATTTTCATCTGGCTCAAAAATTCTTTCACTATAAGTACCTTTTGGACTCTTAAATTTAAAATCCCATGCTTTCCATTCAGTATTATCATTTCGTTTACCAGATATAGGATCACTGATACCATCAAATTCTACCATGTCATATACTCCCCATGGACCAAGGAAACTGTTATTACTAGGTGCATTAATACCGCCAAAACCACTAAAATCAAATGCTGTACTCATAAAATAAATGTATTAAAGATCAAAATTAAGGTCATCTAAAGTAATTGCTGCTGCATCATCTACTTCTGGGGTAACTGATGCAATCTCATCTTCTACATTAATTTCATCTATAGCATCTTCAACTTCTGGAGTTTCATTAGCCATTGCTTCACTAATCAAATAGAATGTTCCCTCAGTTTTAGCTGCAGAACCAATAGTAAATTCTGTACCATATTCTGATAGTTCATCATTATTTTTACCTCTATAAGAAACAGTATTTGATTTAGTTAATTTATTTCCACCTTTAGTTCCAAAAGAATCAGCTGTACCAATCACTGGTTTACGCTTTTTATTCTTGACTTCATATTTAATGTCAATTTTATCTCCTTCTTCAGCACCAAGTAATTCAATAGCTGCATTGTTTAATGAATATTTGTTATCCATTAATATCAATCTTGGTGTTGGATCATTATCTTCTACTTTCTTAGTAGTTTTAGTAGTCTTTTTCTTTACAGTACTTAGTTTTTCAGAAACTAATTCAGCAATATCTAAAGTTTGATTAGTAAGTTCACCAGTTTCTTCATCAACTAACTCTACAGTAATAATAGCACTATTTACTTTCATTCTTCGCCATTTTCAAATTTATTAATAGTATCTATAACATATTTCATATCTGGCTCAATGTATTTATCTTCAAAACATCCAGAAACTGATCTACAAGTATCATTTCCGTCTGTTCTTGTTTTAAATCTATATTTTACTTCATCATCTGTATCTGAAACATAACGTTCAGAATAAATTATATATGAAAATAAACCATCCAAGTTAATAGCATTAGTAAGCATCTTACCTGTGGTCCACATTCTATACTCTGGATCAATATCTGTTCCAAAGTTTTCAATATGAGTAATAAATACAACAGTTAAATCATCACGAAGATTCATACAATACTCAATTAAATCATAATAGTTCTTCGCAAGTATCGTGAACTTTTCATCAATATGTTATTGTTTGTTGATTTATGGGAACAACCCATAACAATAACTCAAATATTTTCATATTTGTTTAGACTATATCTTAGTTTGATTTTTTCTACGAACACCTTTAGGAGTAGTTAATGCTTCTTCTAACGACCACTTATGTTTATCTAGTCTATTAATTACTACATTATATTCTATATTATATATAGAACACCACTCTTTTAAAGATTTCTTTTCTCCGTTAAATTCCACAAGTCTATGAAAAGGATCTTTTTGGATTGCTTGTTCAAAAGATAGATTACTTCTATAAATTCTATTATATAAAGTTGTATATTTAATATTATATATAGCTGCCCATTCTTTTAATACGTGAGTTTCCCCATTATAGGTAAATACTTTATTAAATTCTCCTCTATTTTGTGATTGAGTCTTTTTAGAAGCCCATCTACAATTTTCTGGACAATATCCTTTATTAGGATCTATTCTATCTATAGAGTAATTTTCTGGGCAATCTCCCATATCTTTATAAAATTGTTCAAAAGAATCCCATGATTCACATATTTTTATACCTTTTTTAGCATAATAAATGGAATCTGGTCTATTAACATCTCTAGCTCTTGAACGCATTGCTTTCCAAATATAATACTCCCTCATTTCTTTACGGTCTTTACCGTTAATTAATTTTTTCATTTTTATAAGCTTTAATTGTAAATTATTATTTACAATAATAGCTATTTTAAAATCAAACTCCAACCATTTCAAATTAAAATTTGTTAAAAGTTAATTTTACTTCCCGACAAAGGGAATAGTCGTTGAGCTTTACTCTGAACTATTTTCACAAATAATTTCGGAGTCTTAGTTGCTGATTACCTATGTTCGTCTTCACAGATGTACTTATATCCATTTAATTTTTAAACATTCACACTTAATTTTTCAATTTATGTTGTAGTTTAAATGGCTTTAAGGCTTCCAGCAGTTAGATTGGTAAGGGCATGAGTCCACCCTTTTGTTAAGGCATTTTGGAAGGTTTCATTACTCAATAAATAATTGGCATCATCTAAAACAATAACTTTAACCTCTGGTCTTGTCTTAGATACAATGTTTAACATCTTTTTGATGTTATCATAATTATTATTAATATACCAATTTCCTACAAGTTTGCCTTCATTTGTAGTTACTTTTTTATATTTCTTTCTAAATCCAGGAATTTGAAGTTGTTTATTAGTACAACTTACAATAAATGTTGATTCTGGTTCTAGATATTTTAAAGAAGTGGATTTACCACTATTACTTAGTCCAGCTAAACAAATTATATTTGACATTATAAAATAAATTTTAAGTCTTTTGTTTGCTTATCTTCTATTTCTTCTATATCTTGTTTAATTTCTAAATCTTCTTTAAATAAGTTATCATAATCATTAATTTCTTCAGGTTTAGGAAGTTCTCTAAATATTCCTACTTTTCCATCAAAATAACAACAATCAGCAACATCACTTTCACCATATCTATTTTTTAGACATAGTATAGATCTAAACTTATCATCTAACTTTTTCATATCATACCCTCTATAAGAAGCTAATTTATCCCTTTTAGGATTATATAAAGCTAAAACTATCTCTGCATCTTCACTAGGAACTGCAGAATCTTTGATATCTTCTACACGAGGTTCTGAAAAGTTAAGTTTTAATCTTTCAACATTAGCTGAAGATCTATTAGACTGCATTAATACTAAAAAACTAGCATCAGTTCTATTTCTAATACTAACAATCATATTAGAAGCTAAATCAATTTCTTGTTTTTTAGTTCTACCTTCTTCAGCTCTTAATAAGTTTAAGTGATCTGTTATGAAAAATAAAGTTTGTTCTGGATTATTAGGTACATATCCTGTATGGTTTTTCTTGTCTGTAAAGACTCCATTCTCTTCTAAGTGATAAAGAATTCGACTATACATTTTATTAGCTGTAAGTCCTACATCTTCAATGATTAAGATACGCTCAACAGATTTTAACCATTCTCTACCTTCATTAATTTTATCAAGCTGATAATCCGATAATTTAAAATTTTTCTTTCTAGATAAGATCTCTTTAGCACTTAATCGAATATTATATTTATAAAACAAATAAATACTCAATAATTTAGCTAGTACTAAAGTCTTTTTCATTTCTAAAGAGAATAATACAATTTTTAATTTGCCATCTAATAGATGCTCAATTATAGGATAATATACATAAGAGAATAACATTGAAGAACTTTTTCCAATACCACTACCTGCAAATAATAGTGTATAAGTACTTTTAGTTAAACCATCAGTAATATCTTCTAATTTAGGTAAACCTAAAGAATAACCTATATTCTTTCCTTTTAGTCCGTCTTGTATTTCACTATACAGTAAATCTACAATTGTCATAGACTTTTTATAGTATCATAATTAATATTAGCTAATTTACCATCTCGCAAAGCTTCTAATTCATTCCAATTTTCATTAATTACAAAAGTAGCTATACTCATATTAATAAAATGAACATCATTATTTTGTTCCCATTTTAATAATTCAATAATTTTATTATGTTTATCAATATTCCATCCAATTGCCTTTCCATAATATCTAAAGAAATCTTCTGGACTATTAAACTTTTTAGCAATACCTCTAGCACTAAATAAAGCTCCATTAATATTAATAAACATAGGATATGTTTCAAATAATTCTTTACCTATTTCAAAAGAACATTTCCAAATATTTTTACCAAAATTCTTAGCGATTGGTATTTCTAATGGATCAAATCTTTGTCCTTTCAATGGTATTTTATAAGATTTTAAAATAATTCCTTTATTTTGTAATTCAATAAGAATATCTCTTAATTCAATATCATTTTCTTTAAATACTGGAATTAATCTAGATAAATAATTTTCTTCATATCCTTCTTGTAATAAAAGTATAGTTTTAATTACTTCTAATTGGTTTGGAGTAAGTTTATACTTCTCCATAAGATCTAACTCTGCATCAATAGTATAATCAAATGTGTTCAAACAGTTAAAAAAGTTAAATAGTGATTAATTTCACATCTTCTTTAACTGTAAATATGGTATTACTCTTTCGAGTCGGAACTTTTTACATACGTCTGCATAAATTGCTCACTTAATTTATTATAATCTTCATACATAGATTTTAGATCATAATCCCTCTCATAAGCTTTAACAATAAGTACATTTTTAGTAAGTACTGCATGTTCATATGAATTAATAATGTTTTGTAACAAAATTAAATCACACTTATTTTCTACTGTCATAATAGTATTATATTAAAATCGAAAAGCTAAATTTTGTATTGGTTTCTTATAAGTTTCATAAGGTTCTCCATTTAAAACTTTTTCAAGATTTTTTTCATCAATAGTTATATAATCACTATCTTTATGACTATTCTTAAACCATTGTGTTTCAACAGTCCCATTAATAACTATTGTGAATATTTCTGCAGTTTTTCCTGGTTCAAATCTAATAACTCTACCTGTCCTTTGTACAGCTTTAGTTTTAGAACTATCTAAACCAATAATAATAGCTACAGATAATCCTTTTATATCTAAACCTTCATTAGCTTTAGCACAAGTATTTAAGATTCCAGTATCTTTATTATTAAACTCTTCGATTGTTATTCTACCTTTCTTTTTGGACATCTTTCCAGTATATACATTCCCAACACCAATAGCTTCAGCCATCGCTACATTATTTGAAAATGTTATAATCTTTGCATTAGATCTAGCATTTATTATTTTTCTAGCTAATTCTAATTTTTTAGGGTGATTATTAATAAATTTCTTTCTTGCAGTAAGATTACGCATAAAACTAGCTGAATGATTTTTAATTGCTTTAAGTATATTAGATTTAGTCGCTTGATCAGCATGTAAACCTACTAATTTATCCCTATAGTCTATTTGATTAATATACCCTTTTGGTCCAGCCATACTCATAACTAAAGGAAAATCCCATCCAAAAAATTCATAATCTTCATTAAATTTCTTTTGATATTCATCATAAACGTGAATATCATCTACATCAATTAATACTTGATATTCTGTAAATTTACTTACCCATCCACTTAATAATGCTTCACCTAAAGATATGGAATCAACTACTGGACATTTTTGTTCCATTAATATATGTTTTCCATCAAGTCTTTCAAAAGTAGCTGTTAATCCAAGTATGTAATTATATTTTATTTTTTTAAATATTAAACTGAACATATCAGAATTATATCTATGTATTTCATCTAATACTAATACGCTACATACCCAATCATGTTTAATGATTGTATTAATAATTTTTACAGTTGCTATATCTTGTAAGCCTCTTTCTTTAAGTTGTTCCTCCCATTGTATTTGTAGTACATCTGTAGGAACTACAACTATTACTTTTAATTCTGGATAATGTTTATGTACTGCAGAAATAGCATTTAATCCTACTCTGGTTTTACCAAACCCAGTAGCCGCCTCTATAGAGCCTTTACATTTATTTTTTACCCATTTTGTTAGACATTCATGTTGTCTAGCTGTTCTGTCTTTAGGTGTAAATAGTTCAAGCTCTTTCATATATTAATAATCCTCTATAAAAAACTATAGTGAGTAACTAAAAAGTTACCCACTAATAGTTGTATATTTTTATTCATCAGCAATATTCACTTTCTCAAGTGAGATTCCTTTTGCTGCAGCCACTTCTTTAATTTGTTTAATCCTATCCTCCCATTGAGATGCATGATATTCAATCTCATTTTGGAATCGGAATAATACTTTATTTCTTAAAGCTACTAACTGATCAGTAGTTAATTCAGAATATTTCTTACTCTTAAGATTTAACATTGCTCTAAACTCAGCATAAGAAAGTCCCGTTTGTAATGTTCTAGGCCGAGCATTTGCCTTTAATCTATGACGCTCCATAATAACGTCAATTCTATCTTTCAATTTTCCAGTCTTTTCATCTCTCTCTTCTAATTCCTTCTTTTCAGAATTAGTAAACCATACTCCTAACTTAATAATAAAATTCAGAGAAAGATGACTTTTATCAAATACACCTAAACTGTCAAGACAACCATCCATTAAACCACTAATAGTAATCTTACTAAATTCTTCTGGATAATTACTTACTACAGCATCAATGTATGTATCTGAATACTTATCTTTAGGATAAGCCTCTAATGCTTCTGGAGTATTAAGAAAATCTCTAACATCTTGTAAGAACAAGAATCTAGGATAATCGGGTCTAGTGTTAGGGATATTTCTCTTATATTTGTTTTCAATCCATCGAATAAATAATTCAATGTTACATTTCTTCTTTTGCTCATCTACAATATTGAGAAGATGATATCTACCTGGATTCTTCTTATCTTTACTGTAGAGCATAGACATACAATGCCTATAGAATTGATTTAATTGTTCTGGAGTAGCATCAATAAGCTTGATTTCTTCCTGTTCAAACTTACCATTTACTTCCTTTTTAGGACCTCTCCAAACATAATTGTTTATATTTGTATTTACACTTTTAGCTTCTAAGGCTTTATTTAATTTGTCTCCTATTACTCCCATAGTAATATATGTGTTTTATATATATAATATTTCATGATCTACATAATATATTCTTGATCTTGATTCTGCTTTTTAATAATAAACTTTATAAATTCACAAGTAGTATATTTATAAGGGATCATCTTTCCAGTATTTTTATTATACCAGTTAGATACTCCAGCTTCAACCATATTATAAGTTAAAAAACCTTCTTCCCCTATTTTTAAAGATCTATGCTCCCAATTAGGATATCGGGTAACTAATTTAAATTGATTATCCCAATTAGTACAATTTAAATTTTCAAAAATATAATTAATATATCCTCCTGTATCACATTCAAAGCTTACTAATCTAGCTTCTATGGTTATCATTATAATCTATACAACCATATTGTGCAAAATCACATCTACATTTATCTATTCCGTCAAAACATGGATATCTTATACATCTTTTACAAGATCTATTTGGATATTTATATTTAACTCCAAACTTATCCTTATACAAATTTAATTTATCCATTATTTAAATAGTAGTAAAAGTAAAGATACAACAAATCCAGAACTTATACCAGTAATTAATGTATTTTTAATTTTTATAGATTTTTTTAACTTATCTACATTTGCTTTATACTGATTTATTTCTTGAACTCTTAATGAGTCAATTTTAGAATGATTATCATTAATTTCTGTAAGGACTTGTATTTTTCTTTCTAATAATGGAACTTTAGTTTTAAGGAGATTATGTTCATTAAATATAAGATTAGTTTCTTTCAATTGTTCTGGAGTTATTAAGACTATTGAGTCTCCCAGAATCTTTGGATAAGTGTTCTTTGAGATAGTTTGTGAAGAAACTGCAATCGGAATCAATAGATTGATTAATAATAATATACCGAGTTTTCTCATATTCTCCTTCTTTACTAATTATTTGAGAATCTATTTTAGGTAATATTAACCTTAGACTATCCTGTTTGTGTTTTATAGAATCAATTTTTAATTCAATATTAGTAGTAGAATTTATCTTAGATTGGTTATTAAAATAAAATACTACTACCAATATTAAACTAATTATTATAATGCTAGAAATTATATATTTCCTCATTAATCTTTGTTAGGTTGTAACAAACTTTGTGCCTCTTTCTTTTTCTTGTTCTTTAAGAATCGCTGTTCAGCTTCAGCATAACTCTTACTAAAGTAACTTAGTTCCTTAGATGCAATATTATCTAAGAGTACCTTACGTAAAGACGCATCACATACTCCACCCTTAGTTTGAGCAATTACCATAAATGCTTTATCCAACATTCTTGAACGCGCTCTAGCAATAGTTTCACCAAATCCTGCCTTATACTCATCTTTAGCATTTTGAATAGATACTCCAACAACTAAAGCATAGTCCATAGATCTAAAATCTGTTCGATCCTTTTTATCTTTAAAAAGTAAACCAGTAGTATCATCAAACTTAACTCCAGTTATACAGATATTAACTACTTGATCAATACCTAAATAATTTTTCTTTGTCAGACTTACTGACTCTTCACTAATAAACTTCATATTATTTTAATTTTTATAGATCAATATTTGTTTCTACACTTTCAGAATCTTCTGTATTAACAATAGATTCTGTATTTTCTTCAGTTTCTGAAACTACTGTTTCTTCAGTTTCTGGATTTAGAGTAAGTTCTAATTCTGGATCAGGAACAAACTCAACCTCTACATTAGATTTCTTTATAGAAATCTTTTTATTTACTGTACTACAGCAAGAACAATGATAAGTTCCAGTTGCTTCATGAAGAAAGTGAGGAGTAACTCTATCACAAATCTTACAACGAATGTCTAAATTCTTTTTCATACTTTTTAAATACTTTAGTTATTTCAGTATTAATCATCTTATTATATTTTGTATCATAAATATCATTCCAAGATCCATTTTTATAAATAAAAATTAAATCATTTGGATATATCTCTTCAAGATCTTTATGATCATAATCTAACGTATGTCCTTTATTAATAATACCTATTCCAGGAAGCCTAATAGCATAATGTCTGGTAGTATAATTTCCTGTAGGACAACAATTTTTATATCTATTTTTTATATTATTAAAAGCTATTTCAGGATCAAATTCTTCACCCTCTCCTACATAAAATAAAGTAACTTTATATGGAATATTATGTTTATATAGATGATGTGCTATACAATATGTTACATAACAACACCCTCCACAATTTATATCATATTCTATATCAAGTTTATTACAAAGAGTATTTAAAGCTTTATATAAATCCTTTAATTTTTGTCTCGAGATGGTTTGTCTTCTTTGCATAAAGCTAATATTTCATTCCATAAAATATGGTATTCTTTAAAATATACTTTCATAGATATTGCTTCCTCTTTATGTTTAGCTATAATTCTATGATTAATAATTCTACGAATAGCTCCATTTAAAGGCAAACCATATAATGGACTAGAAAAATCTTCTCGTTCATTAACTTTTCCCTTATTAACTATCTTTTTAAATGATAAATCCCATAATGCAGAATCATCACTTACTGGTTCCAATTTGAAATCATAATCCTCGATAGTCATAATTATTTCTTTTGAGATCCAGGTCTAGTATTAGCTGTTGCATCTTTTCCCTTTAATGCATCAAATTGCTTTTGTCTAGCTGCTAACTTAAGCAAATATTTCTTGTATTTCATATATAAAGTCTATTAATTAAATTAATAATAGCGTAATCTCTGACTGTTTCTACTGAAGATATATGAGAAGAATCATCTAAAGCTCTCCATGTACATCTCCATACTTTTAATTGACTATCATAATTAATAGATATATTGTATAATAGATCATTTATTAAATAATCTAATACCTCATTATAAGTTGGAGCTGATGTCCATTCTAATATATCCTTATAATTATTATAATCTATATAATCTCCACAACAATAAATATTTCCTTCAGGAGAATATGCTTTATATGTTGGAAGATTATATCCTTTAATTTTCAGCTGTCTCGCTAGATTCTTTGGTACTATTTTTTGCAACATCGTCTAAACTATCTAACATATTATGAAATATTTGAAGTCCTCCTTCTACGTTAATTTGTTTACTTAACATATACATTGTTAAAGAAACAACATAACAAATTTCAATAATTGTGTAATCACTCTTAAATATATTACTATACTTTTTTAAGAGTTCTTTTGATACATCATTAAGTTCTTTAAGTCTATCCGCACCTAAAGAACCAAGCATTTTTAATAATTGTTCATCAACCATAATTAAAAAAATTTAATAATTATATAATACAAAAAAGGAGATTAGATATAATATCCAACCTCCTTATATACTTTGACTAGCATCGTTAGCTAATTTATCACAAATAGTATTTAATGAATCTAATGGACTAGGATCTTTTTGATGTCCTTTACACCATTTAAATTCAATCTTATTTTCAGTTAAAGACTGTGCTTTTTCTATTAGCTTATCAAATTTAGCTAATAATTCAATATTTTTCTTTCTTTTCCAACCTAATGTAGCATTCCCTATTACATACATACTATCAGTAAGAATAGTTAATGATTTTATAGGTTTTTTAATGGAAGATAATGCTATCATTGCAGCAGTAATTTCCATGGTTTGATTAGTTACATCTGTATATGGTAAATTATTCTTAGATACAAATTTACAACTTGTAGTTTGAATAACTTTTAAATCATCTTTTCTTGCTAATACTACTCCAATTCCACCTTGATTACGACTTGGAGAGTAAGCACCATCGGTTGCAATAATATATTCTTTATCCATATTAGTTGGACTATTAGGATTCGAACCTATACATACCTAACTTATAGTCCAAATAATTAGCTTATGCTAATAACCGTTTACTTAACTATTGAATCCACTGTAACAGTATCATTAATAGTATCAGCTGTTGAATCTAATGAATCAACTTTAACTGAATCATTTGTACTAGCTTTTGTAGTTTTATCACCACAAGAAGCAAAACTTACAGCTACAATAGCCATGAAAACAAAAATTAACTTTTTCATTGTCTTTAAAATTAAAAATAAAACAAATTAATCTATAACATACTTAAACAAAAGACTTTAACTTATTTACATAAGTTTCATCTTCTGCGTATCCTATTTTTTCTAAAAATACATAATAATTACCTCCATTATATCTGGATTGTATTAATTTTTTATAAGCTTTTACTGATTCTGACCAGTGTTTAAAATGCCTATACTTATTTCCTTTTCTTAATCCAAATAAATTATTATGTGTTTTAGATACTTTGGAAGTATAATTCCCAGTTTCTAATTTTGCTTGAGCTAAAACTATTTTAGGATATTGTATATTTTCCTTTTTTAGCTCTTTCATAAGTGTATTATCACTTAATGGTTCCATTGATACTTTCTTTTGTCTATGAATAGTTTTCTTGGTAACTACTTTAGAAGAATCAACAGTTTTGTTTTCTTTTATATTAATAGTAACATCTAATTTAGGATTAGGTTTAGGAATAAAATTATTAATTAATAATCCTAAACTAATTCCAAATAAGAATACTAATAATGTAAAATTTTTTTGTTGTTTAATCATAATCTAATTATATTATTAATCTAAAATTATATACATGGATGTAATCCAGCTTTAATAGCTGATCCATAAAGTTTATCAAATCCATTATAATAAATTTGAAAAGCTTTTCTTAATAAATTTTTAGTTCTCTTCATAACTATTACAAATTTAAGTTTATAAATAATCATCTAAGAGGTATTTAATATAGAATTACAAATATATTAATTTAAAAATTTATTACAAAAAGTTTTAACTTGATCTATATTAAGAAATAGCCTATCAACACGTAAAGACAAAAAATATGGACTATTTTCAGCAGGTAGTGTGGCAACTGCTTACTCATAGTCCATATCACATGTATTTTTTAACGAAAATACTAAAACACTTAGACGCTTCATGTTGAACATCTAAGAGAAAGTCACTTACACACTTTTTTCTAGCCTTCACCTCTGCTAGTAATTTTTATGGGTTTGCTAGTTTATTCACCCACTAGCTTTTCGTAACTACAACGATCCTAATTTAGGCTCGGTGTAATAGTTATGTAAAATGGATTCGAACCATTGCCTATGTCTTCAGAGAACATCGAACTATCCACTATTCTATTACACATCCCAGAACAAATAATATTTATATGTACCGCATATCAAAATATCTTGCTGAATTGTTCTTTACAACTATGAATACAAAAAAGTTTAAAATACGTAATTCATTAATCCTGGATTTCTATTAGGACCATCGTTTGCATTTAGTACTTTATAAAAATATAAAGTATAACAATCTGAACAAACAACTACATGATTATAATAATCAATTCCTATTATGGTATCACCATTAAATCTTTGTCCAACACTAAGTTTATTAAACTTATCATCAGAAATAACATATTTTTTACCATGGAATACTAAAGGATATTTAGATTTCCTACTTTTCTCCCATTTTTCATAAGTCTTTAAATCTTCACCTTCTAACTCATACTCATCTACATTAAATCCTAAAGGATTTGGAGTTAGATATCTATCTAATTCAGATAAGAAGATTCTTGGAGTAATCTTGGAAACATCAAAATCAGAATCATTATAGATATTTGTACTAGCATACTCACAAGTATAAGTATAAGAATTAATTTCTACATTGAAATATGATTTAGACTTTCTAAATTCTTCAATTCCATGTATATTTATTTCTTTAACAACACTTTTTAATATATCTATAGTAGATATACTTAATAAATTAATAAATTCTAATACTTCTTGTTTATATTCTTTATTATTTAGAGTATCATCTAAAAATTCAGAAGCTGCTTCTATTTCTAGATTTCCAAATTTCTTTAGATATAAGATTCTAGAAGGTCTACCAATTAAATTTCTATCAATACTTAAAGTATTAGTTGTTAATAAAAATACTTTTCTAGATTCTGAATTATAAACTCCATCCATAAAAGATAATATAGTAGTATCTTTATCGAATGTTTTTTCATATTCATCAAAGAAAAAGACACAATCAAAATTAATCTCAGTTGATAAATAATTCATCATTTGAAGATTCATTTCTTGTCCCATATTTTGAACAATAATAACTGGAAGATGAAGTCTATTAGCTATCATTTTAGCAGCAACTGTTTTACCAGTACCTTTTGTCCCATTTAAAAGGATTCCCAAGTTTCCAGTTTGTGCTTCATTATATGTTTTAATAACATGATTAATGAAATCTTCTTGTAGTCCATAAATTTTGTAATCGAATACAAATTCACTCATTACATACTCCAAGTAGAATCCTTGTTTGCTCATACTAATTTTATAGACTCCAACTGGAATTTCATTATAAGAAATAATAGGACCCTGCATCCTATTAAAGTTAATTCCTGTTTGAACCCATATTTGCTTACCTGTTTCCATAAATAATTTTATAAAATTAAAAAAAAATAGTACCTCCAATAGGAATCGAACCTATATTTAGGGTTTAGTTAGTAGAATCGGAGTCGAACCCATTCTACTATTCTATATTCTTATATAAAAATATAGTGGTTTTTACAGATACCATAACTGTAAGAAGACCCTTGTTCTGTCCATTGAACTATGGAGGCATAAAACAGAATACTGAATATAACTAAATCACTTATTTATTTATTATAGTATATAATTGCTGAAGTATTCTTAATTAATTTATTATGAATAATAAAAATTCTAATAAATAGGTTTTTATAGAGGTTAATACCTATTCCTCTTTACTTAAAATACTGTAAAAGTATTATATGAAATACTTTAATTTACCTCAAGAAGTCCAATACTTTAAGATTTTGTTATACAAATATATTATATAATTATTAATAAATAAACTAATTAACATTAATTAATAGTTATTTGCAGAGAGCATCAGAATCGAACTGAATGCAAATTAATGCACACACTGCTTAGCAGGCAGGTCCTATCACCATCAAGGTTTACTCTCTAAATAAAGGCTCACTACTTTACTACTTAATTTTTATGTGAGCCTTTATAAAATCTTAAAATCTTACTTTTTGTCTGGATCTTCAAAATCCAAATCATCAGCCGTTTGAGGCTTAGTTATAGATTTTGAAGCTGTGCCAAGTAATTCTTGTACCTTTGTCTGGATTCCAGAACGATCAAAGATATTTAAATTCTTAGCAACTTTACCCATAAAGTCTGCAGCTGTATTAGTATCACCATATACAACCACATTATCCAAATGAATATGCTCATAAGCTTCCTTCTGTGCTTCAGCAACAGCTGGAATCTTATCAATACTCATATATTGAACAATCATATCTGGAGTCATTCCAGATTCAATCATTCTTTCTACAGCCATAGCAGGAGCCAAAGCAATCTGTTGAGCCTGTTCAGCTTCAGCTAATAACAAAGCCTTCTTACCTTCAGCTTCTGCAAGTAGTACTTTCTTAGTACCTTCAGCTTCAGCTGTCTTAGTAAGTTGAACTTTCTTAGCTTCAGCTTCAGCTTGCTTTTCTACTTTAGATGCTTCTGCTTCTGCAGCTAAAATAACTTTCTGCTTTTCAGCTTCAGCAGTAATAATAGCTTCTTCCTTAGCTTTTTGTGCAGGAATAATCTTTTCAGCCTTATACTTAACTTCAATAGCCTTAGCTTGAGCCTCATTTACTTCAAGTTGACGTTCCTGCTGAGTCTTTTCAGCAGTCATATTAGCTTCAATAGTAGCTACTTTTTCAACTTTAATAGCTTCAGCAGCAGCCTTTGCAGCTTCAGCCTTAGCTTCAGATACTTTAATAGTAGCATTTTGTTTAGCTACTCCAGCATCTTGTTCAGCTTTAGCTTGTCTTTGTTCCTTTTGTGAAGTATATTCTGCAACTTTAGCTTGCTGATCTTGAATAGCTTTTTCTTTATTAGCTTCATACTCTTGATTTGCTATAGCAATACGAGTATTCTGTTCAGCAAGTGCTTCAGCTTTCTTAGATTCTGCCTCAGCCTCAGCTTTAGCTATATTAGCTGCTTGTTTAGCTTTAGATGCTGCTTTAGCTGATTCTGCATTAGCATCAGCTTCTGCAACATTTGCAATTTGTTCAGCTTGCTGTAAAGCTACTCCAGAAGATTCTTCTTTTTCAGCTGTAGCTAATTGAATCTGTTGATCCTTTCTAATTTGAGCACGCTTAACTTCTTCCTCTTGTTGAGTTTGAGCAACTTGTACATTAGTATCCTTAGTTGTAATAGCTACAGTAATTCTTTCTTCTTTTTCCTGTTCAGCTAACTGGATAGCTTGCTCCTTCTTAGTAGTAGCAATTCTTACTGCACCAAGTTTCTCTTGCTCAGCAATATCAGCTTTAGCTTGTGCTTGTGCTTGAGTAGCTGCTTTCTTACCAAGATTCTCAATATAGTTGGCATCATCTTTAATATTAGAAAGATTTAAGTTTACAATAGTAAAACCAACTTTATTTAATTCTGGTTCAAGACTTTCTTTAGCTTTCTTTAAGAATTGCTCTCTTTGACCATTGATTTCCTCAATATCCATTTGAGCCATAATAGCTCTAATTTCACCAGTCAAAATACTTTCGAGTTGTCCTCTGATTTCTTCTGAATTAGCAGTTAAGAAAGAGCGTGCAGCATTTTGTCTAAATTCTTCTGCATTACCTATTTGAGTAATAAGATTAAATGGAATAGTAACATTAATATTCTGTTTAGATAATCCAGTAATCTCACGATTAATCTCCATAGGTCTAAGTGACATAGTTTTATAATCCTGAATAATAGGAATAACGAATGTACCTCCACCATTATATATCTTTGCAGACATATTAACTGTTTGACCATCAGCTGTCTTCATTTTTCCAGCTTTACCAAACACAATGAGAAGTTCATCACTAGCACACTTTCTATAACGAGAAAGTAATCCAATAATAGTAATAATTACTAATAAAGCAACTACTCCAATAACTATTAAATTAGTGTATTCAAACATAATTAAATATAATATTTGTTATTTTCGTATTTAACTATAGTACATCCCTCACCTTTAGCATAAGTACGATTGGCTCGAACCATAATCTCTCTAGTTCCAGTAGTAGTGTTTATCTGGATTAAATATAAAGAACCTTTAATTAATTCTAAATAAACAATCCCACTAGTTCCAACTAAATCTGATCCGTCTTGACAATCAGGTTTGTACTCTAATTTCATACAAGATTTATATAAGTAGTAAAGTATCATTACAACTATTATACCTAAAACTACTGCAATAATATAATCATGATTAGTTATAGTAAATCCTAAATAATCTCTAGTGCATAACCATAAACTAAATCCCATTATAAAATGTAGTAATCCTTTAAAAGATATAATATCTCCTAAACTAATATCTATATCTCCATCACCATCTATATCAATATCATCAAATACATCTGATAATATCCAAGATAATAGTGTTTTTAATATAAAAAATCCCCAAGCTGCTATTCCTAAATAATAATACCAAGCCATTATTTATGTTTTTAGTAATTTTAATAAAATATCTATTTTAGATTCCATATTTTTTAAAGTAGTATTCATTCCTTTAAAAATTTTTATATTAGAATCTAAATATTCTGTTATTTGCATGATTCTTTTACAAGATTATATAACATATCTCCAAAATCATCCTGTATTCTAGCAGCTTCTTTTGGATCTAAAGCTAATCCTCCTATACCAATTAAATGTCCCCAACCTCTAAGAGTTACTTTATAATTATCAACTGCATACTCTGTAGAGTTTAATTTTTCTATTGAGTCAAAAGTTTCTTTCTCTCCATTAAGTAGATTACAAATTTTAGTTACACCAATAGGTGAAGAAACATTTAAAGCCATTACTCCAGAACTCGATATTACATAAAAATCAGCTCTAGTGTGAAATGGCTTCTTCCATACATCTGTATATTCCATATTATTTTACTTTATTAAAATTAAAAGTAGGTTTCTTGTAATTAACTACTTTGTTACTAATATAGTATGCGCATACTATAAAAGCCTGTATATTATTAAAGAAGAATATACACTTCTATCAACAATTTATTTATAGCTTACTGTTGACAAGCATTAGCTATTTAGAGCAGTGACAATATACCCTAGACCAACATAAATAACTACTTATTATTAGAAGGTTTATTCCAATAATGTTCAAAATAGTAATTAACTTTTTGTTCTGTTTCTTTATCCATTGTTAATCTAAATTAATATAAACCATATATATGCCTATAATAAATAATGCTAACCAAAATAATACATATAATGTAGCTAAAATAGAACCTTTCATAAAATATTATTATTTAATCAAATATTAAACGTAATAAATATAATAATGGTATTGAAGATAATATCATTATAAATATACATCCTAGAGTATATAAAATAGTATCTTTTTTAAATAATTTATTATATAACTCCATAATGCCACATAAATATACCCAACTAAAAAAGATAAAAGGTATAATAAGTAAATATTTCATTTTCTTAAATATTTTGGATTAATATTATGATCATAAATATTAGCTCCTTCAGAATCATATAACCAAATATCTGCAATTTCTTCCATTTTAGTTGGTAATTCTTCATCTAATTTAAGCTTATATTTAGATTTTCTTCTAAACTTTTTGTGTGCTCTAATCTTATCATCTTTATCTGATTTATGTCCAGAAAAAATGTTATAGACTTTAGATTTTTTGTAGCTTTTGCCCATAGTTATATTATTTAAAGTAAATGCAGAAGTAGCTGGAATCGAACCAACATCCTCGGTTTTGGAGACCGATATACTAACCATTGTACTATACTCCTATAAAGCGGAAGCAGAGGGATTCGAACCCCCACGTCGTGTTACCGACCTAATGGTTTTCAAGACCATCCTCTTCACCAATTTGAGTATACTCCCATATGTTCTTTTTACGAGTGAACTATAAATATCTCGACTACCCTAACAGCACTCCTATGGAATTACCCAATGGTCTGTCGCCAACTAAGGCTCAAGGCTTCTGGTTTGATAGTAATAATACAAGCCTTTTTTAATAAGCTCTTTTCTGATCTCGATATAAGCTGCTTATTTCTTATATCAACAAGTTCTATGCATTATAAAACGTGGACCCTGTAGGGCTTGAACCTACGACCTTCAGATTATGAGTCTGCTGCTCTGACCTGCTGAGCTAAGGGTCCTATAAACTTAATTATTTAGATATTTTATACTTTACTAATACATCTTCTACATATAATTTCCATTCTGGATAATATTTTAAACAAGTATTCCAAGCATTAAGAGGTTTATCTGGTTTAGTAAATCTTGCAGATTCCCAATCAATTACAGCCTCTAAAATATTATCAAAAGTAAACTTTTTATTTAAACTAAGATGATGTTTAGCATATTTTCTATGAATCTTTGAAATCTTTTCAGTTCCAATGAATCCTAAGAATATGTACATAAACAGTTTATCTAAATCATGAAATGGGAATTTAATATATCCAATATATTTAAGTTGTAGTCTATACATAACCCATATATGTTTTAAAGTATATGGGATATGTTTATAGCTTTCTATGAAATTTTTAAAGAAATTCATTAGTTTCACAATCTAAGATAGGCTGAATACCATTTTCTGAAACATATCCTATCCAATCAGATGATATAGTAGGTTCTTTGTCTATACTATGAAATCTTAGAATGACACAACCTTCTGGAAAAATAGTATACCAAACTATTCTATTTTGATATAATCCAATCCAGAATGTAGGTCTATATCCAACTTCTTTTCCTTTGAATTTATGTGCTTTAGGTCTAATATTTGGATAATAAAGTTCTCTATCTTCTTTAGATAGAGCTTTATATTTTTTACCATTATATTCCCATTCTCTTGTAAGACTATTCCAATATTTATTGGCTAATTCACAAGCTTTTGTTTGTTTTAATTCCTTTAATTCTTTATTATTATATTCTTTAGATAGGAATTCAACATCAACTCTACGTTCTTCACCTATAGACCAGTGTGTTAATTTAACAAAATGATTTTTATTAAAAATATATTTGTAAATAACTCCTTCATTATCTATAAAGTAAGCTTTCTTATGTAGCTTACAATAATTTTCTAAATTGTTCATAATATAATATTTAAAAAGTAGGTGAGTAGTTTAATACCACTCTCAATAAAACCATTTAGATACAAAATCCCTACAACATTTTTGTTTTATTTTATTTTAATCCACCATGTAAAAGTCTTTTACAAGTTGAACATTTTCAGGAAAAGACATAAATTCTGTTCTTTGTTGTTCTGTATGGAAAGCTATTAAAACTTTATTATTCACATTAGTGAATGGTTTTATTTCACCATTATATGCTACTATAGTGAATTTACGTTTATTATTCTTCCATTCTTCATCAGTAATCTCACCACCATAATAAGGCATTAATTGGGAGATTTGAGCCAATGCAAGAGCTGCTTTTGTATGTCTTTCTGTGAGATATACATCTTTATTAAATTTACATGGTTTACCTGAATAATTAGTAATAACATCACTATTATTAATGTAAAAACCAGTAACATATGTAATATCTTTCCAAACATTTATTTTTTTAGCTTTCTTTTTGAACTTAATACATTCAAAAGTCGAATGTTCTTTGTCGATTTCATATCCTTCTGGGATATTAATCTTTATTTCTTTTATTTCTTCCATAATATTAACTATATTTATAAAGCATTATATTTTTCAACTAAAGAATTATAATCATTCATTAAAGAATTATACTTATCAACTAAAGATTCACACTCATGAAGATAATGTGCTCTTGACCTTGTCATATTATCAGCAATAAGTTTATAATCATTAGCTTTTTCTTCTAAATTTAATATTTCTAGCTTTAACCTTTTTATTTCTTTTTCACATTTAGTAACAATTTTTTCAAGTTGAATACTCTTGCTATGATATTTTTGGTAAGATTTATTTAATTTTTTATTAGTTTTAACTAATTTACTAATACATTCTAAATACTTATGTTTAGTTTTATTTACAGCACTAGTAACACAATTACGAATAGTACTTTCTGGAATACCTTCACATATTCTAAAAATAGTTATTAATAATTGTTTAACTTCACTAATTGAATTATAAATATATACTTTATATCCAATAGATACAATATATTGGTTAGTTTCTTCTGGAAGAATTATACTAATATCGAATCTAATTTTATTAAAATCAGATCCCTGTATATGATCAGAAATTCTAATACTAACAGAATCATTTGTTAAATAAAAACTATCAGTAGAAGAACTTTCTACTAATTTAAGATCAAAATTAGCAACTAACCAATTCTTTAATTTAGTAACAGTTCCTTTATTCATTAAACCATTTATTAGCTAAATAATTTATAAATTTATTAAATAAAATACCAATATAACACATTAAGCATCCAAGTACTCCAACCCAAGAAAATACAAATGCAAATATAATAAACGGACTTTCTTCTTCAAAAAAGCTTCTTTGGTATTTTACCGTATAACTATTATTTTTACTATAATAGTAAAGTACATGTAAAGATAAAAAGAAAGCAATAATACTTCCTAATATATAAATTAAAAATACTAACATAATTATTTATTTATTTTATCCATTACTTCTTTATAAAGTTTTTCAAATACTTTTAAAGACATTAATGCTAAACTATCAACATATTTAAAGCTTAAAGCTGGAAGAAGTGATATACTATATTCCTCATCTTCTTCATAAGTTACACATAAAGCTTCTACTGTTTGTTCTTCCTTATTTATAGATAGTACTTTGTAGTAAAACTTACTTCTATTAAGGCAACATCCAACTAAATAATCTATATTATCTTTTAGTTGTTTTCTCTTACTTTTTAATTTAGCTAATTTTATTTCTAAATCAGTTATTTCTGAATTTAATTTAAACAACTCATCTTTATCCATAATCTAATAAATTTAAAATTAGTAACCTCAACGGGACTCGAACCCGTAACTCCACCGTGAAAGGGTGACGACTTAACCAATTTGTCGATGAGGCTAAATAAAGAACAGGATTAATCCTAAGTAAGTGTAGCTGTTCTTTATATAATGTACTATTCTTACTAATATAACTATTCCACTAGATTAGATATGTAATCGGCATATCCATAGTAATCATCCTCTAGTTTCGTCGTACAGAAGTTCCTACAATGTAATTTAGGCTGTACCCACTAGTTCCTACACTCCTAGCCTATAATTACGTAGACTCTTACTCAGTAGGTGAGTAATCACAATATTGCTAATAGCAAATACAATACTGCTTATATAGTTTTTATACTTGACTATACAAAAGTCCCTGTTTTACAAGTTTCCAGGTATTTGGACAACTAAGTTATAACCTTAACTTAGAAAGGTATAAATTACTTATTCTTCACACTGTTGCTATTAAGCGTTCTACAAGCCTAAACTAAATGACTAATCATTACTATGACTTGAACATAGTGTCTCTTAATATCTTCTGGAGATCTCTCATGTATCTGCATACACTGTCCATGCTCCCAAATAAATAATTTATAATTTAGTTCTTTGGTTTTATACCATAATCTTTTTCTAATAGTTCCAATGATTTATTTATTTTATCATTAGTTCTATTTAACACATATTTAGCTGCTTTATATGGAGTCATTTAATAACTTTATTAGCTAAAGCTACATTAATAACTTTAGCATATTTAGCATCAAATTCTTCAGTAGAACAAGGATTTGCCTCAGAATCTTCTATTATAGACCAATAGCGTATAGATATTTCATTATCCGATACACTTAATACTTTATATCTACCATATTCTGGAGATACTTGTATTATTTTATAATAAATATATAATTCAGAATAAAGATACTGTTTAAAGCATTTACCTAAATTACTAGCATCCTCTTCTAAAATAATTTCTTTTAATTCTTTATTAAGAGATTCTAATTCTTCATTTTTCTCTTTTATTTTTTCTAATAATTCAGACTTGTTCATAATAGTTTGATATTGTTTCTAAGGTTTCTGAATATAAGTCATCAAATTCTTCTCTAGATATATTGTTACAATAACCATAATCTTCTAAATATAATTCTATTATATCAATATTTCTATTTTTAACAACCCTAATTACTTTAATCGGTCTAACGTTATCATTATTAATACCTATTACTTTATAATATACAGTATTAATAAAATTCCATTTACTAAAACATTGACCTACTTTTACATTAGGTTTACTTTTTTCTATATATTCCTTTTTTAGTTGTTGTAATCGTTCTTCTTGAAGTTCGATTTCTTTTGCTAATTCATATTTATTCATCTTTAGTAATATAATTTAGAGTTCTATTATATTCATTTTCAAATTTTTCAAGAGAGCATTTCTCCATAAAACTATCTCGAACAAAATATTCTTTTGAAATAGATTTATGGTCTACTGTAATACAATAAATATAACCTTTATCTGTTATTTTTACTATCTTATAGTAAACATTTCCAATTCTTCTAAGTTTTATAAAACAATCTCCAACATAAACTGGATTTTCTTTTTTAAGAATATCATCATATTCTCGTCTTAAAACAATTATACGAGTTTCTAATGAATCAATTTCTTTATTAATTTCTTCCTTTCTATCCATAATTTATAATTTTTAATAATTGTAGACGGTATAGGATTCGAACCTATAATTTATATATCTCTAGTAAATATATATGATATTCTTTTTATAATAGAATATGCCTATACCATTCGGCTAACCGTCTTTAAAATAGTTGGGGACAAGGACTCGAACCTTTACGCTAATGATTTTACTAGTGTCTCCCTACGAGAAATCCCCAAAAGAGAATCATCATATCCTTCATTGATTCTCTTTAGTAAATTTGTATTATAATGTTCAGATTACCTTAAAATAAAGCTTTTGTAAATAATTGATATCTATCATGTTAACCACTACATCAATCCGCCATGTAAAAATGTTTAATAAAAATAGAGGCGGATGGGGGATTCGAACCCCCGATTAATAGATGTTTAATAAAATCATTACAATAACCTGATCATAATACTATTAACGTGAAGCTAAAGCTATTGACTACAATGCTAATGCTAAATAACTAGAATTTTTTAAGTAGTAATGCTTATGCTAATGCTTCAGTCAATATATAATATAAAAAATATTATCCGAAGATATAAGAAGTAAGACTTTCTACGTGAACATTAGGAGGTAATGTTTCCATATCATTTACTTCTTTAAGAGCTGAAACTACAGCACCATATAAACCACTAAGTCTACGTAATGCTTTTGCTTTCTGCTCTTGAGTCCATTCTCCAGAAAAATTCTGGATAGTATAATCACCAATTTCTACAACTTTACTACGAATAGTAGTTTTTGCATTGTAGTTATTAGGCAAATGAGAAGGATCAAGGTTAGGGTCTTTAAGAATAACCTCTTCCTTTTCTGTAGTCTTAGAAACACCAGAAATTAATGGAGTTTCATAAACTTCACGATCCTTATAAATTACATTCTGTGTAGGATTCCAAACTTTGTTATCCTCACGAACTGGAATATTCTCTAGAAGTGCCTTAAACTCTCTAGAAGAAAGAAGTGACTTCAATCTCATAAGATCTAAAGCAGTAACTTCACCAAAGGAAATTCCATCATATACAAGTTCTACCTTAGGAGCACCAGCAGAATTTGTTGCTTCTTCTGCAAACTGTAGATTCCAAAAATTATTGATTGTCTTAGTTAACCAATCAAATTGTTCTTTTACAGTTGATCCTACCTTAGTATCAGCAATATACTTATCTTCTGCAGTATATCCTTCACGTGGTTCATAGGTCTTTTTAATACCTTTGAACATACCTTGATTGTTCTTAAAAATACGAACTTGATCAACAATTGCTTTGTTGTAAACTGCTTGTGCATGATCTGCTTTAGCAAGCAGTACATTCATTTTAATTGCTTGTGACATAATTAAAAATAATTAATTAAATATTGCGTCTAAAATATCATTTACTAAAGAATCCATTTTAGCTTTTGTCTTTTTTAATAAAGTAGTATCATCACTTATTAATGATAATACAGAAAAATGAGCTAAATATTGTGAAATCTTATGAGCAATTTCACTCTGTCTTTCTTCACTTAATTCTCGTAAACGAAGAGTAAATAATTTACCAATTACTTCAGCTTGAACATCTTTATCAAAATGATCTAAATTAATCCAAATTGGAATATTATCAGAATCAACTACTCTGACCATCATTAGATCATTAGCTACTCTAATACTTTCAAAAGTAACATCAGGATAAGATACTCCATCTTCTCCTAATTTTACAGTAGAATTATTAAAGTTACTAATTAATCTTTGTTTTATGACATCAGCTTGAATAGGCATTGTCATTTTTTGTAATTCACTCATATTTTATTTCACTATTTAAAAATGGTTGATTTTGAGGATATTCAGTTGAACAATATTCTATCATAAGAATATTTATAATAGTTAAGATAATTAACATACATATTATTGTCTCCATACAATCTTTTATTAGAGCAGTAGACGGGGCTCAAACCCGCAACCCCTAACTTGGAAGGCTAGTGCTCTATCAATTGAGCTACTACTGCATTATATTTTTATTTTATTAAGTCTACTAAGTATATAAAGTATTAAAAATACTAAAGCACCTATCCAAGATGCTGCACATACTATAATAAATATTGG